GAAATGGAAGCAATGCAGGCAGCAGAAGGAGAAGGATAATGTCGAATACGAAGTAAATATTATTGATGTCCCTGATAACGAAGTACAAGAAACTTTGTTAAATGCAATAGAACTGTTTAATGAAGAGGGGTAGTACTTTGAGATTTTATATTTTAACATCTAATGATCAACCGGCATTAGGTAGATTCTTTGATCCTAAGTATAGTAACTTAGACCCTAAAGATGCTGTAGTAGTTATTAATACTTTAAATGATTACCATAAAAGATTAGCTAAAAGTTTCTGTGAAAAAAACAATATAGAGTATTATATAACTGAAAGTGATGGTACTCCGGCAACCGGTAAAAACTCTTTGCTTAATATATTTTTAGAGTCTGAAGATAACTACTGTTGTCTAGTAGATGGGGACGATCTCTTAACACCCCATGGTGTTTGGTTTTATAAAAACTTAGAGTCCTTAGAAAAAGTACCTGATGCTTTATTTCTTTTAAATCAAAAAAGTGTAAAACTTAAACCAGAAAATACTTTACTATCTCAGCCATTTACTGTTAATTACGATAAACTTTTAGACTTTGATTATACTAAATTCTTTATCGAAGAGCATGGGTTAGAGGAGGACCAAGCTAAGTTTTACCATGACCTACATAAAGACTATTACAATCAATCTAAAAAATACTCTGAAGGCGCTGAGGCTCACTCACGAGTTACATGGTTTAGCCGTAAAGCAGCAGAGTTTAAATTCCCTAACAATATAGTAGTTGGTGAAGATACTTTGCAAATGTATATGTTGAAAGATCAGGCAGTGTTAGGTAATTTAGATGTGAGAACTACTGATGAAAAACCTGCTACTTATCTTTATGATCAAACAAAACCGGGGGCTGTAGCAATGGTGTCTCAGGGAAATACTAATTACGAATGGATGCAATTTTATTTAATACAACTAAAACAAATGGAAGATAATAATAAACTCCATAAAGGAGTTACTCTTCCTAAATTAATAATGCAGTACCCTGAAGATTACTCATTGGGTGATTATGGAATAACAAGGTGATACAAGGAGAATAATATGCTAGCTGAACTTGCTGCTGCTAATGCAGCCTTTGCAGTTATTAAAAAGACGATAGCTAATGGGCAAGAGCTAGCAAGTGTAGCACAACAGGCTAGCACATACTTTGATTCAAAAAGCTCTATCGCTAAACAAGCAAAGAAGAATGGAAACAAATCAGACATGGAAGCATTCATGGCCCTAGAGACCCTTAAGCAGCAAGAAGAGGAACTCCGGGAAATAATGATATATGGTGGTCGAGCTAACATGTATCAAGATTGGCTACAGTTTCAATCTGACTGTAAAAGAAAAAGAGCAGACGAAGAGAAACAAAAGCAATACCAGTCTGCAAAAAACAGAAAACTAATGTTAAACATATTTACTGTCATTTGTGTAAGCTTAGTAGCTATGCCTGCGCTAGGGACGGCAGTCTACTTAATTGTAAGTATTTTAAAAGGAACCTAATTATGGATGAGCCTACAAAAGAAATGGTAGATATTGTTGCCGCCTCTACTGCTGTTGCTTCCCTTGCTGCTTGGTTACCACCTGCCGCCTCTTTACTAACTATTGTATGGATGGGCATCAGGATATGGGAATCAGATACAATTCAAAAGATTAGAAAGAAGGGAGACTAGGATGCCACTAAAAGATCCAAGACTAAAACGAGCAGGGGTCTCAGGGTATAATAAACCTAAGAGAACCCCTAACCACCCTACGAAGTCACACGTTGTTGTGGCTAAGCAAGGTGATACAATCAAGACTATTCGCTTTGGAGAACAAGGTGCATCTACTGCAGGGAAACCTAAGTCAGGTGAGTCTGCTAAAATGAAAGCTAAACGTAAAAGCTTTAAGGCTAGGCACCGTAGGAACATTGCTAAGGGGCCCCTGTCTGCTGCTTACTGGGCTAATAAGGTGAAATGGTAATGGCTAGGTCAAACGAAGCATTATGGAAACGTATTGTTGCTAGCGTTAAAGCTGGTAGCAAAGGTGGCAGGCCGGGACAGTGGAGTGCACGTAAAGCTCAAATAGCTGGTCAACGATATCGTAAAGCTGGTGGTACGTACTCAGGTAAAAAGACTAAAGCCCAGAAGTCCATGACTAAGTGGACTAAAGAAAAGTGGGGTACTAAGTCTGGTAAGAATAGCACACAGGGCAAGAAAGCTACTGGTGAACGTTACTTACCTAAGAAAGCTAGAGGTGCCCTATCAGCTAAAGAGTATGCAGCTACTAGTGAAAAGAAAAGAGAGGACACTCGTAAGGGTAAGCAGTTCTCTAAACAACCAAAGAAAATTGCAAAGAAAACTGCAAGGTACCGTAAAGGACCTTTGAGTAAATAGGAGAATACTGTGGACAAGAAAGAAATTAGAGATCAATTTATCGAAATTATAAAAAGAGTAAACAAACAAAGGGGAAGAGATGGAATGTTCCCCAGAGCTACCGAAACATACAGGAATTACTCTGAAGAGATTAGAGACGGTCATTATAAAGACAAAACCTTTGAAGAGTTAAAGCCTAGTCTTTTTCAAGACTTTGAAGATGATTATGTGAGCGATATGTTTCCAGATCAAGCTAAGGAAGAACTTGAGGATGCAAATAATAAAGCTATTGCTAGAGGTAAAGGAATGAAACCACCTCCTAATAAAGAAAAAGGCGGTAACCGTGTTGTTACTCAAAACGAAAAACGCAGCAATAGGACCCCCCTTAGCAGTAATTATAGATAGGAGATAACAATGTCACAATATGATGATAGAGTAGGTGTACACAACTTAGACCTAACACCTAAAGAGAAAGCAGAAAAAGAAAGACTTGAACGAATAAGAAAAGAAAAAGAAAAACAGCAACGTGATGCTTTACGTAAAAAACAACAAGACTCAATGAAAGGGCCTTTGCAAGGATAATAGGAGATAACAATGCTATCACAACTAATCGCCCCTGTCTCAGGACTACTAGATAAGTTTATAGAAGATAAAGATACAAAGAATAAATTAGCACACGAAATATCTACAATGGCGGAGAGACATGCACAGGAGCTTGCAAAAGGTCAACTTGAAGTTAACAAGGTTGAGGCAGCACATAAGAATATGTTTGTTGCTGGCTGGAGACCTGCTGTGGGCTGGGTATGCGTGGCTGGGATGGCAGGTAACTTTATTATTATACCGCTGGCAAACTTTACGCTTGCTCTTTCCGGTTCTGCAATCGCTGTTCCCCTAATAGCTCTTTCGGAAATGATGCCTGTCCTTATGGGTATGCTAGGCTTAGGTGCTATGCGTACCGTAGAAAAAGCTAAAGGTGTACAACGTGAAAGATAAAAAGGAGAATTACTAATGGCTAGTAGTATTGATGACAACAACCCAACAACGGGTTCACCGACAACTGATTCTGTCAGACAAAACTTTACAAGAGCTAAAAATGAAATTAACGGATTACTCAGATCCTCACTTGATGTAGTGACTACATTAGGGTCAGGTACAGCTTATGTTGCTGACTTTAGTAATAACGTAGTTAAAGCAGAAGGAGCTCGGATTATAGTAAAGGCACACTTAGCTAATACTGGAAGTGCTACTTTAAACGTAGATGCAACAGGTGCTTCTACTATAAAAAACTTAGATGGTAGTTCTTTAGTAGCAGGTCAAATTGGAGGAACTTCTCATTACTTAGATTTAATCTATAATAGTTCTAATAGCACATGGGTACTTTTAAATCCTGTACATCATGCCCTTGCTATTGCAGATGTATCTGGATTACAGACTGCACTTAATGGTAAGCTTGGAACAGGTGATAATGCCGTAAGCGCAACTACTGCAGCTAACTCTACTAAGTGGGGTAACTTCAACGTATCTCAAAGTGCTACGGGAACAACCAGTACTACAATTTATTTTAGGACTTAAACTATGGATATCTACATTGGTGCAAATAAAATAAATGAAATATACATTGGTACCTCTCAGATAAGTGAAGTTTGGATTGGATCAAATCAAGTTTGGGCAAGAACATTTTACCTGCCAGAAACAGGCTTTGATAATTTTAGTAGTTCTTCTTCTTCTAACGAAGGCACTAACTTAACCACCGGCATTACCATTACTAGAGATGTCACTTTAAAGGTAGAAGTTACAGGTAGCGTTGGGTCTTATGCTCATTTTTCTCTTGAAAGAAAAGCTAACTCTTACTCTAACTGGCCTACTGCAGGTACATCTTATACCACTAAATGGTCTAGTGGATCTTACACTAATAACGCAAAAACCTTAAGTTGCATAGTTGGAAATGTATTAAGATTTAATGGATATCTGGGTGCTCAAACTACAGATATTGATGTAACTGTAGTTGTAAAAAATAATGCAGACAATCAAGTACTAGATACTTTTACTTATTTTGTTGAAGACTTATATAATTACTCAGGTGGTGGTGGCGGAAGCTATGGTTGTTTCCCCGGAGACTCTTGGGTTTCTATGGAAGACCTTAGCATTAAGAAAATATCAGAGATAGAAGCAGGGGATAGAGTTATAGGTGATGATGGAATAGTAAACGAAGTTATTGAGCTTCGTACTATTGAAGAAGGTGAAAGACCTCTCTTTAAAATTAATCATCTTAAGACAACCCCAGCTCACCCAGTAAAAACATCAGAAGGCTGGAAGGCTATAGACCCTGAAGCTGCAATGTATGTACACCCTGAAATGACAATAACTGAATTAAAAGTAGGGGACATGCTAGTGCGGATAGACGGTGAGGGTAATGAGTATCAAGAAGAAGTTACTAGTATTGATTTAGAAGTTACTGCAAATCCTGTATATAATCTGAACGTATCTGGAAGTGATACACCAGAGATAGATGGTAATGATACCTATGTCGTAGATGGTGTTGTAGTACACAATAAATAGGAGATAAAGCATGGCAACTTCCCCAAGAACACCTAGGAACTTTTTTCCTGCAGACTTAACACCTCTGTTACTGTCTGGGTGGCAAACAAATAAATTTGATAAAAGCATTCCTTTCTGGGCTGAAGTTGATGGTTTACAGTTTACTGATACTTCTATTAGGCGTAAGCCCGGGAAATCCTTAATAGGAAACTTTAGCTCTCAACCTATACGTGGGATGATAGCTATTAACGAGTACGATACTAAGGTTCTTTACCTAGGTGATCTTAATAAGATTTACAGGTGGAAACTAGATGATCCTCTTGTTTTAAACGCAGAAGTAGGTACAGGTTATAGCTTGGTAGAAAGAGCTGGAGCTAGTGTTTGGGATATAGCAGCACCAGAGGGAATAGCTACTTGGGTTGAGGAAGATGGAGCTATTTCTGTTTGGGATGAAGGTATTGTTGTTGCTACTGCATGGTCATTTACTAACTTTGGTACTTGGGTATTAGCAGCAGATAACGTTGGCCCTATTAAGATTAAAAAGAATAACGAAACATTTGCTGACTTACAGGTCGGTAAGGTTTCTGGTGCTAGTATCTCTATAGGTGGATCTAATCATGCTGTAGGAGATAATATAACTTTTTCTGGAGGATCTGGTAGTAGTTTTGCGGGAACTGTAGCAGCAGTTAGTGGAGGAGCTGTAACAAGATTTAAGGTAACTAACTATGGATCTAACTACACTAACGGTAATACCCTCTCTCAGGCATCTACTACAGGATCTGGAACAGGGTTACAATTGTCTTTATCTGTACCTGATTGCCCTTATACCCGAGTAGCTGCTTTAGATAAATCTGGACCGCACATACTAGCAATTAACTACGATAAAGCTAACTCAGAACATCCTTATGATGTCTCATGGTGTGACACAGATAACCCAGATACATGGGTAGCGGCAGCTAATAATGCTGCTGGTAGTCTTACACTACGAGAGGCCTCATCTCCCCTAAAGGCCATAGTACCCTTGGGTGAAAACAAAGCTATCTACACAGAAGATCAGATGTTTATCTTGCAGTACACTGGTGCCCCATATTACTTTGGGTACTCTACTGCTTTTGCTTCTGGTGCTGGTGCAGTGTCACCTAAAGCTGTAGTTGCTGTTGATGCAATGAACTATGGTCTCTCAAAGAGAGGGTTGTTTGTTACAGATGGTAATTCTGTTTCAGCTATTGGAGATGTTGAAGGTATTAATAAGTATATCCGAGATAATATTGCTGAGTCAGAGTATGCTCAAGTAGTTGCTTATCACAATAAAATAAATAGTGAAGTAATATGGTCTTTGCCTATTGCAAACACTAAGCCTACCACTCAGATTACTTATAACTACTCTAATAAAACATTTAGTATAGAGACAATAGGTTCTAGTTCAGCTCAAATATCTGGTGTATTTAACCATGATATTACATCTGACTCTACAGGTAATGTATACTTTGAAGATGGATCTAACTCTAGTCACTCTACATACGGTATAACAAAAGCCCATGATCTTGATGACCCTTACTCCATTAAAGAAATAACCAGCGTAAGAGTTGGTAAAATAGGTAACGGTACTCCATTAGTTGAGATAGGGTTTGCTGAAAACATTAATGATGAGCCTACTTTTAACGCTGAAAATAGTTTTTATGTAAATGGATCATATTCTGATTATAAGGTCAGGGTTTCTGGTAGATACTTATTCCTAAAGGTATCTTCAAATAACAACGCTGATAATTGGGAAATAACTAACCTAGAGATCAAAGGTAGAGTAAGAGGGTTTAGATAATGCTTCCAGTAAACTACGATGCAAGATCAGTACAGAAAGAGTTAAACAAACTTAATGAGGGTGTAAGAGCCCTCTATCAATTTATACCTATGATACCTTTAGCTTCTCCACCATTAGAACCTTTAGCTGGCTTCTTATCTGTAAGCGATGGGACTGGCTCTGGCTTTGATGGTTCAAGTGGTGCTGGCCTCTACAGGTACTCAGGATCCGCTTGGGTATTCGTAGGTTAACCGGAGGACTATATGCTTTGCATGTGGACAAAAGAACATTTTAAAGATTTACCCGTTGCTTGTTTAGAGCACATAGAGTCTGCCCTAGAGTATGGGCAGGGTGAACGAGAACTAAAACACGTAGCTCAAGACCTTATAGATGGTACTAAGCAGCTATGGGTAGCCACCCTTAATGATACGTTTGCAGCTACGGTTATAACTCATATCATTGACTACCCCAGTAAACGTACTTGCGAAGTATGTTACTTAGGTGGTGAAAAAGGAGAAGGTGTTGTACATGCACTAGGCAATATTAAAACAATCGAAGAGTGGGCAGTCTTAAATGACTGTGACGACATACAAGTCTTCGGCAGGAGGGGTTGGTTAAGGCCTCTAAAAGAACACGGATTCTCAGAGAGATATACCATAGCCGGTAAATCCCTAAGGGACCCCTCAGATAATAAAGGACTTTTAAATGAAACTTAAAGGTAAAAGAACTACTTTTCAAAGTAGCTATGATTCAGAACTAGGATGCTTTACAGATAGCTATATGCTTCAGTGTAAAGGTGGTGGTGGTACACAGACTACAACTACTGGCCCCTCCCCAGAACAAAGAGCTATTCTTAACAAACAGTTGGGGTATGCTAACAAAATGGAAGGCTTAGGCCCTATGGATTTCTATGAGGGCGACACAACTGCAGGTATGTCTTCGGACACTGAAGCAGGGCTTGAGGCCCAGCTAGCTGCTGCAGGGGACACAGGTGCCCTTAGTAACACTGCTATGGCTCGATTCCAAGATGCTATGGCTTACGACCCTATGAATGATCCTAATACAGAAAAGTTTTTAGATGCGGTAACTAACCCATTAATCTCTAAGTATGAAACACAGATTGCACCTAAGCTTTCTTCTGAAGCTGTTAGAGGTGGGGCATTTGGTGGGGACAGGGCAGCTATCCAGCAGGAACGTGCTATCTCTAACCTAACAGGTCAGGTAACAGATGCAAGGTCTAAGGCTCTTCAGGGCATGGTAGACTCCAATCGCAGACAGCAGCTTGGTATGCTTCAGCAATTACCTTCAATGCAAGATTCAGCTTTGCTTTCCTCTCGGGTTCTACAAGACGTTGGTGCAGCTAAAGAAGGCTACACTCAAACTGACATTGATGCTGATAGAGAACGATTTGAGTTTGAACAGAATGCTCCTCGTCAAAACATACGAGATGCTTCTGCTATGCTTAGCGGTCTTGACTTTGGATCTATAAGTACATCAAAAGGAGGAGGTAAGTAATGCCGGGATTATTAGCAATGGCGTTGGGTGGAGCAGCATTAGGTGCTTTAGCTAACAAAAAAAATAGGAAGGAAGGAGCCCTCATGGGTCTTGGGTTAGGATTAACAGTCCCTGCAGTTGGAGCTGTTATGGGAGCAGGAGTCCCCGCAGGAGCTACTGCACCTACAGGTTTAATGGCTAAAATGAATACTGCAGCTGGGGCTCAAATGAGCGGTTTAGGTTCTATGCTAACAAGTAAAGGTACGAAAGAGGCAGCTAAACAAACAGCTATTTCGTCAGCACCTGTACTGCTTCAGTCAGCTCTGGAAGAAACACCAGCTCCCCAACCCGGAAGAAGCTTAGCAATGGATAATCGAGCTGCGGGAGCCCCAGTTGACCTATACGCACAAGCGGCTATTAATAGACAACAAAGAATGAAACGAGGTCTTCCCGGACGGAGACTTTCATAAGGAGAACAACAATGGCTAACGATGGAAAAGCAATGTCTGACTTGTTCATGTCCTTAATGCAAGGTCTTGACGATGATGATGAAAAGAAAAAAATAAATTTTATACCCGGAACTAGTATTCCAATGCCAGACCCTAACAGTCTACTCCCACCTGTTCTGGATCAGTTTCAAACACCTCCACCTAAAGCACCCTATCAGGATGCAGGGGATTACATGGCAGCTTATCGTGAAGCTAATAAGGAAGCCATAGACGCTATACCTAGGAAAGATATGCTAAGGGCTGATGGAAGCACTAAGTCTGCTCAAGGCTACTTAGGTGCGTTCCCAGACAAGTATGGTAAGACGATGACAGAGCAAACCATTGGGGTTGAGATAGACGGTAAAGAAGTGCAAATGCCAGCTATAGTTCCAACTACTACTCCAGATGAAATAGAACTGCTTGGTTCTGGTAATGTTAATTGGCAAAGCCCACGGGGTCAGTTGATCCAAGATAAAGCTGTTGCTAACTATAGGGATCGGATGAGTAAAGGATTAAACCCTTACTATCAGGATGGTGAAGGTGATGTACCTCCAGTACAAGAAGTACCTAAACCAGCTAAATTCCCTCGACAAGAGTCAAGGCCCTCTATACCCGGTAAACCCCGTGAAGTAGATACTAGTGCTCTTGAAGCGTTTAGACCAGACCTTATTGGTAAAGACCCTTCAAGTTTCATACCTAAACCTACTAGTGCTTATGATCCAGTAGCTAATCGTGAAGAAGTCCCTCCTTCAGATAGTAAAGGTTTAGGGCATTTTATTGAATCTTCTATTGCATCTGCAGGTCTTCCAAATACAAAAACCATGAGACAAAAGTTTATGGAAGAGCTTAATGAATTTGGAGAAATAGTAACTACACCTGAATTACTAGGTGCTCAAGTAAGGATGTCTCTCGGACTTCCAGTTAAAGCTTTATCAGAGGGTTATAAGGAACTTTACGATGCTACTGCTTATGTATCAGAGGCTGTTGCAGATCCTGTTCTAAAGTTTGGTCAAGGTTTTGCAGGTTCTGATGTTACTGGGGTAAAACAAGGTGACTTTGGTAGGTATTATCCTGATAAAAATACCGTACCAAAAGTATTTTCGGATACAGGATCACCAGTACCAGAAATTAACACAATACCTCAAGTTGAAACAAAGCCTACAAAAGAAACAACACAACCTAAAGATGTAGAAGGTACCCCTGTTGTAACCACAGAAGAAACAGAAGCTTCAGGTAAACTTATTGGTAGCGACACTTCTAAGAAAGTTGATGAAAACCTCAAGGTCTCAGGTGTACAATCTGGGGGTAAGGTTGCTACAAAAACTAATACAGAGACAGG